GAGAACTACGCTTAGGTTCACGCTATCCAGAAGTTCGTAGCGGTAACGTTGACGCATCTATCATCACAGGTCGCGGCGTACAAGCCCTACAAGCTGGCTTTGATACACAAGTACGTGCAGCACAGGCACAGTTCGCAAGACTATTTACCGAACTGGTATCACTATGCCTTGAGGTTGACGAGAAAATCTTTGGTTCTATGACCAAGGAAATCAGAGGCGTTGATGATGGCACGCCGTTTAATATGAAGTATGTACCAAGCAGACAGATTGCTGGTGAGTACGGAGTAGATGTCCGTTACGGCATTATGTCTGGTATGAATCCTAACAATGCAATTATTGCCTTACTACAGATGCGAAGCGACAAACTCGTATCGCGTGACTATGTACGCAGAGAAATTCCTATGGAGCTAAATGTTACTCAAGAAGAGCAGCGTGTGGATATTGAAGAGATGCGTGATTCTTTACGTATTGCTGTTGCTCAGTATGCTCAGACCATTCCAGCACTTGCAGCCCAAGGTCAAGATCCTTCTCAGATTGTTTCTAGAATCGCAGAAGTTATTAAGGGTCGCCAAAAAGGTAAACAACTTGAGACGATAATTGAAGAAGTCTTTGCTCCAGAACCAGCTCCAGAAGTCCCAGCAGAAATGATGGGCGAACAAGTTCCAGCAGCAGGTATGGCCCCCGTTCCTGCCTCGCAGCCAAATCCAGAACAAATGGGTGCGGCCCCTGCTGCTGGCTCTCGTCCAGATATCGCTACATTACTCGCATCTATTGCAGGCTAGGGAGGTGTAATATGAATATGAAAAAAGGTGGTCGTGCAAAGGCTTCAATGGCAAAGCCAACAGAAGGCTCAACTAGCGCTCCTAAGCCAAAAGGCGGAGAAGTTAGATTTGGCTATATCCCAGCAGGTCGTAAAGGCAAGAAGGCTTAATGTTATTAGTTGAGAGGATAGAGCGTGGATAAAGATAAAGATTTTATACCACGCTCTGTCCATCTTGCAGATACTTTAGTCATATTCGCAGGTCTATTCGTTAACATAGTGCGAGCCATAGAGATGTTCGCCTCAGAGATTTTAGATTTAGTGGTATACAACGCAAATAGAACAACGAAGGTTTCCAAAGTGTGGGAACAATTTACATCAGATTTAGAAAAGATGGAGGATCCAAATGGCTAGAGGCCCACTCGCAGGAGCAGCAGGCCCAGGCAAATTCTCCAAGAGGACAGATGGTATGTCATTCCAGTCTACAGAGTATGGCTCAGGTGTTGAGAACACTGCTAATAAAGCAGGAGCTCCACTAGCTAAGACTCCAGATGTGCGCCCTACATCTCAATCAAGTATGGGTATGGCTCCAAGTCAGATTACTCCATTGTATGCTGATTCACAGCGCCCTGATGAACCAATTACTTCTGGTATTGCAATGGGTGAAGGTCCAGGACCAGAGGCTTTAGGTATGAATCAACCATCTGTTGATACAGATGCAGACCGTCAAAGAATGCTTTCTTATCTTCCAGCATTAGAAACTATTGCCCAGTCTCCTTCATCATCGCAATCATTTAGAAACTATGTAAGGCTTCTCAGGGCTAATCTTTTATGAATGAACGCGAAATAACGCAACGTATTTATGCAGAACTACAAAAAAGTAATAATCCATCTGCCTTTGACACAATGGGTGCTTTTAATCAACTATACAATAAAAACAAAGTAAACTCATTATCTGTTCCCTTGGATGTATCTAAGGCGTTGAATTCAACAGATAGAAGAGAATTTATTGATGCTTACAATAGTCAACAAAAATACCGTACTCAAGAACAAAAAGAACCTGGTTTCTGGGGTAAGATTTTTAATGGCTTAGAAACTGCCTATAATTTATCTGCTCAAGCTGTATCTTTTGGCTTATTACTTAGCGATGAAGGCAACCCTTTATTTGCAGGTAAAGGTATTGACACAAGTCAAATTCGTAATTCTTGGGAGAAGGCACGTACGGTTTCACCTGGTCGTGCATTCATTAAAACTTTTGTCGGTGAACCAATAAACCTTGTTGAAGATGCTATCAATGCTGCAACTTTGGGTAAAAGTGGTGATAAAGCTGATAAGTTTATCCAAGACCATTTACTGTTTGCTGCTAATGATTTTAATGTTTATGATAAAGAGCAATCCGAAAAAGCATTTCGTGAGCAAAACATTGGACGTTTCTCGTCTTTTACAACAGACTTCATAGCACGCTTTGTTATTGATCCTACTATTATCGTAGGTAAGGCTGTTAAATTAGCTAGAGCAGCGCAATTTGCTGTGCGTGGTACAGGAGAATTAAAAGCAGCACTTGCTGGGGAACAAACTGGTAAACGTGCAGAGCGCGTCAAAGCAACATTTGAAAACTTCCTAGAGAAGACAGATGGAATGAATTCAGCAGATTTATTCCGAGTAAAGGCTATCCGCGAGTCGGGTAATCCTGCTACCTTAGCAGATGTTCTAGGTGAAGCAAATTTAATTGATGATGTTGTAGTCCGTCACAAAGCTAAAGCCGATATATTGCAATGGGCTATGGGTGATGCTACAGCCGTTAAGAGTCTTATTGATACTCAGCAAGACCTTGCCATTAAAATTGCAAACCTATCAGATGAAGTATATGAAGCTACTTTTGTAGGTAGGTCTATAGATGATGCTGGTAGACTTACTATGGATCTTGTTAATCAAGGAGAAAACCTTGATAAAAATAAGATGCTTGCACAGACTCTACAAAGAGAATTAGATGATACCTACAAGACATTAGACCTTGCAGGAACCCTGAATCCAAACTCACTACCACGCTTTGGAACTATTACATCTTTGCGCCAAGCAGCAAATCGTAGTCAATGGTTTACAGATATCCGCAATGGGGCTGCAGGGCCAATCGTTCGCCTTGCTCAAGGTTTTGCCTATAAGCGCCCTCGTGGATGGATTGATTTTACAGATAACCAATCTGTACAAACTTTAGATAATATGCTTAGTAGAGTCCGTAACTTCTCTGATAAGCAACGTAAAGTTTATGCTACAAAACTTCAAGCATTAAAAAGTCAGTTAGTTACTACTACAAATCCAGACGATGTTAAGTCCGTCAATACTCAAATTTCTCGTATAGAGGCAAATCTAAAGCAAGCTGAATTTACAGTAGAAAAACGTAATGAATTATTCGATAGATATACTTCTGCTGCTGACCCAGATGCTAGAGCAACAGCCTATCAACAGATTGAAGAAGAAGTTTTTGGTACCATAGCCCGTCAATTTGGTTTTTCTAATACTGAAGATGTTCGTGCAGCATATAGAAAATATGCTAATGCTCGCGAGAGCGCACGTAATATGATAAAAGAACGCGCTTATACTGGAGCAACAACTAAACTTCCTTCGGGTCAAGTAGTCCCAGCAGGTGCTAGAGTAAGTCCTATTGAAGGTATGGATGGAATACTTCACGTAGTTCCTCTACCTTTGAATGAATCACAGTTGGTTCGTCAGCTTCCAACCCTTGATGTTGACCAGATGTACAACTCTTTAATGAAGTTCACTAGAGCACAACGTGGTGGAGCCTATGAGTTTGCTGTTAAAGGTCAAAATAAATTTGTAAATATCGCAGATGGCCTAGATTCTCTACTTAAGTTTGAGGTTTTAGCACGTTTAGGCTACCCAATCCGTAACGTAACTGAAGGTTACTTGCGTATTATGACTACTGTTGGGCCAATGGCTATTATGAACCGCGTAGCCTATGGACTAGGAGCTGCTGGTCGCAACATTATCAACGCAAAATTCAAAGATGCCTCTGTTGATGATGTATTTAAGTGGAGTAACTCTGTAAAACTAGAGACAAAGCGCGAAGAATTACTAGCTTTGATGAATGTTGTAGATGATCCAGAAATTATTGCAAAGCAAATTGAAGAAATTGATGCAATGCTTGCAGGTAAAGTCAAAGTAATTGACAAATATGGTATGGGTCTTAATGAAATTAAAGTAGGCGATACTGTAATTACCGTAGAAGACGCATTAGGTGCAACTCCAGAGCGAGCAGCTTATATCCGTGACCGATTTATTGCTAATGCTTCACAGATTGTAGATAGCCACTTCAGCGCATCCAATGCTGCTATGCGTAATGCTTATGAAACTACAGGCGATTTTGTTATTATCAACGGAAATGACGAAGGATGGGGCGAGGCTTACAAGCGCGTAGTAAACCGTCAGGTCCGTAACTCTAAATTAACAACTATTCTGCTAGAAGATGTACCTCGTGATGAAGTAATAAAGAAAGCAAAAACTTTTCTTCTTAAAGACCCAGAAGGTCGTAGAATACTCCGCAATCTTGCTCTAGGTCGCAACGTAGATGACATCATTGAGGCAAACCTAGAGAACATTGATAATCTATTTCCACCATTTGCTGTAGAGTTAAAGCGTATTGCTCAAAAAAGACAGATTACAGATGATGATATTAGATTATTCTTTACAAATGCTGCAGATCGTCCACCTGTTAACGCTGCTCAAGTAGCACAGGGTAACGGAACATCCAGTATTGCAAAGTCTTGGGGTAGATTCCAAGAAGGTTTCTACTCAATGGTAGGTGAAGCTCCTGAAAGAGCGCTAGTTCGTAACCCTATATTTGTAGACTTATACCGTAAACGTATTGATTCTCTAGTACGTAATGCTATTGACACCTATCCTGGCGATGAAATCCCAGCAGCTTATTTACGTAAGTTGGAAAACAATGCTCGTCAATGGGCCAGAGGTGAAATGCGCCGAGGTCTTTATGACACATCAGAGCGCGTAGATGCTGCAAGCACATTACGTTTTATCTTTCCATTCTTTGGTGCATTCTCTGACGTAGTTGAAAAATGGGGAAAGATTGTGGTTAATGACCCATCTGTTATCCGTAAACTACAGACAATATACGAATCACCAGATCGTGTGGGTATGGTTGAAGAGCGTGATGGTATTAAGTACATCAACATTCCTGGTGAATGGGCATCTCGTCTTGGTTTAGGTGATAGACCTCGCGCTATTCCAAAACCATCACTTAACCTAATCTTCCAAGGTGGTGCTTGGTGGAACCCAGGTGCTGGCTGGTTCGTACAACTTCCAATGTCTGCTTTAGTTAAAAGAAATCCTAAGTTAGAAAAGAATCTTTTAACAAAAGAAATCTTGCCATATGGACCGCAGGGAACTGGATGGAAAGATATAGTAATTCAGTCTGCTGGTATTCGTAAGGCTTTAGCTGCTTTAGAAGTAGAAAATCCACAACGCCAAAACTTGACAGTTTTAATAGCTGCTGAAGAGAACGCTAAGTATGATGCTGGCTTACGCGATACCAAGCCTTCTGCTTCTGAGATAAATAAGAAAGTAGTTCGTATTCTACTTCTTGACGCAGCATCTCGTTTGACTCTACCTTTTGCTACTAACACTCGTAGTCCTTATCAATTATTTATTGATGAGTTCCATAGATTACGTGAGCAAGACCCATTAACTGCATCTGAAAAGTTCTATGAACTCTATGGCGATGACTATTACATTTTCACAACCAGTCTATCCAAGAATAATACTGGCATTGCTGCAACTATTCAGGCAGATGAAAGAACAAAGCAACTATCAGACTTGATAGCAAAACAACCAGAGTTTGGTTGGTTCCTTGTTGGAGATGCTAATGCTGGAGAGTTCTCACCTTCTGTCTATAAGAGACAGCGTGAACTATCTGTAGCTCCAGGCAGTACAACTAAGTTCCGTGAGTCACAAGATGCTTATGAAGCTATTAAAGATACTAATGTTGAAAAAGGATGGATTCTCTACAACAAGGGTATGGATAAGATTGAGGCATCTCGTATTGCTCGTGGTCTTAAAAGCCTAGAGTCTAGAGGCGCTGAGGATCTTAAAGCAGCTAAGACTGAATTCATTGCAGGGTTAGAAGCAGAGAATAAAGACTGGGCTAGTGCTCGCGGCAAGATTGATATAAACAAAGTTCAAACTTTCTTACGTTATGCAAATGATGTAATTAAAGACCCGCGCCTTACCAATCGTCCAGATATGAAAACTATGGCTGAGTATTTAGCAGGGCGAGATAAAGTCAGGGCAGTCCTTACTACTCGTGAGAGTCAATCATTAGATAATGAAGATAACGCCGATCTTAAAGCCGCTTGGAATGAATTTGTTGGCGATTTAATAGATAAAGATATTACGTTTAATAGAATTTATACGCGATATCTTGAAAAAGATGATTTGAGGAAAGGTCTGTAATGAGCGATGCCTTAAATAGGCTAGATAATAATTTATCTGGAGATGGTCTTGTCAATTCATTTACAAATCAGGTATATCTTGGCAAGGGTAAGATACCTGGTTATACAACTCAAAGCCCTACTGATGGCACATATCAAGTAAAGCCAAGTAAAGGTGAAAGAGTAATGCCAGTAGCGCAAGCTAGGGCTTTTTATTTAACTGATGAGGCTTTACGTAATTCTTGGTTGCAGACATTAAAGAAAAATGGAGTTACCACAGACCCAATTAAGTCTCGTGCTCTCTGGGATTTATCCGTAGCTGGAGCATCTGACTGGTATGCAACCTCTGCTGGAACTCAAAAAATTACACCAGAGCAGTATCTAAACTGGTACCTCGGTGGACAAAAGAAAGCTCCAAAGCCAGATTTATCTCGCTCTGTATATCAGTATGCCCCAGAACAAATTGATGCTGACATAAACGAAGTTACTAAAAAGGTTCTTGGACGAGAGATTGTTGATGCTGATAAACAAGCAGATTGGTATCAAGACCTTACTAAAGGTCTTAATAAGATGATTGCTGGTGGAATAACCACCCAAAGCAAACTTGTCAAGAATAAGAAGACAGGCAAGTTGGAGCAGGTAACTACCCAGACCCCAGAGTTCACAAAAGAGAAGGCTGTGTCTACTATTCAAACAGCAATATCTGAAGCAGATCCTGTCTCATTAGAGCGTAAAAAGAATCTTGACTTTGCTAACTGGGCATTTGAGAAAATGGGAGGGCGTGGTTAGTGGCTGATGTAGATGAACTGACGCAGGCCAAAGCCAAGGTTGCTGCTGAAGGTGTTGCAGTAACTATGCCCAAGGTCAACCCACAAACTGGTTTCTTACCAGATATGTTTGCTGGCAAGTATGGTGTTTTCGAAGCTCTTATTGATGACCCGATTTATGGACTAGAGCTTAAAGCAATCAAGGCTGCCTTAGAAGCCAAGAATCAAGTATTAGCAGATACTCTCTGGAATAAGTCTAAATGGGGCAAGTTAGATAGTGATGCCCAAGGACGTATCTTAATGAAGATTCAAAATGAGAATCTTTACAAAGAGCGTTTTAAGTCTTGGCTTATTAACATTAAAAGACAACTTGCTGGTAAAGGTCTCAAGGCAGATGATGCTGCCCTTACAAAGTATTATGATGATGGTATTGATGATGACACTATCATTGATGAACTTACTGGTAGCATTGGAGCTAAAGGTGCTGCAGGTGAAGCAGCTAATACTCTAGATGATTTACGTACCGTTGCCCGTTCCAATGGTTTTAACTTAGATAAAGATTTTAGTAATCAAATTGATGGTTGGTTACAACGTGTTTCTCGCGGTGAAGATATTGAAGACTTCAAGCGACTTATCCGCCAACAAGCTAAATTAGGATTACCTGAAAAGGTAGGAGCCTTGCTTGACGAAGGTTTGGATTTAGCAAATATCTACGCTCCGTATCGTAATCAGATGGCAGCATTACTAGAGATTACACCAGATGCTATTAACCTTGACGATCCAATTCTACGCTCTGCTTATGGGCAAGATAAAGAAATGTCTATATTTGATTTCAAGCGTGCAGTTCGCAAGGACCCACGTTGGCAATACACAGATAACGCTCGTGAAGATGTATCCACTGCAGCACTTGGGATACTTCGTGACTTCGGATTCCAGGGGTAGATAATGGCTGAATTAGCAGGTATTGGTCAGTATAAGACAGTAGATCCAAAATTTGTTCGCTCTGCAAAAGCAGAAGCAGATGCTATAAAAGCAGGAATGACTAAGGAATACATTGAATCTCGTGGCGGAGTTAATGCCTCTGGTTATTATGGAGATTCTTGGAGTGCAGAAAAAAATCTAAGTGATGCCGAATATGCTGCCATTGTTGCTAAAGGTGGCAATGTAGGTGCTGCAATTAACGCAGCTACTGATAAAAAACAAGGAATTACAGGTAGCAGTATAGGTGGTAGTACAGGCGGCAATACAGGTGGCAGTACAGGTAAAACTTACACTGCTCCAGATGGCAGAATCTTTACTGACCTAGCAGCTTACAATGCTTATATTGATAAAACTGCAGCAGATGAAAAAACACGTAAAGGTCAATCTGCCTACGATTTACTCTTTGCAGAGTTTGACCGTTATGGTATGGGATCTCTTGTAGATGCAGTTAAAGGATTTGTTGTAGAGGGTCTATCAAAAGATGAACTTACTTTAAGGCTTCGAGCTACACCTGCCTATGAAAAACGTTTTGCTGCTAATGCTCAACGCATTAAAAAAGGATTTCGTTCTATATCTGAGGCAGAGTATATTGGTCTTGAGGACCAGTATCAGAATGTAATGCGTCAATATGGTCTACCTGAAAGTTATTACACACGCGGAGATATGGGTCGTCAAGAAGGATTTGAGAAGTTTATTGCTGGAGATGTCTCTGCTCCAGAGCTAGAAGATCGTATCCAGACTGCACAGAACCGAGTCATTAACGCTAACCCAGAAGTTTCTAAAGCACTTCGTGAGTTCTATCCTGAGATTACTGGTGGAGATATTCTTGCCTACGCTCTTGACCCAGCTCAAGCAATTACTAACATCAAGCGTAAAGTTGGTGCTGCTGAAATCGGAGCAGGCGCAATGCAGGCAGGTCTTCAAACTGGACTTGCTAGAGCAGAAGAACTACAACGCTATGGCGTTACTAAAGAATCAGCTCAACAAGGCTTCGGAGTTATCTCTAGTGGCCTAGAGCGTGGTCGCCAACTATCAAACATTTATCAACAACCTGACTACACTCAACAAGTAGCAGAGACAGAAGTCTTTGCCCTACCTGATGCTGAGAAAGCACGCCGTCAAAGGCGCAAGCTAGGACAACTTGAGACAGCCACCTTCAGTGGAAGCACTGGAATTACTGGTGGAGCACTAGACCGCGAACGCGCTGGTCAATACTAAAGCCTGCTAACAGAACGACTGGCCTGTTAGAGAGATATCAATACCAGTAGCAAGAGCCATATGGAGATCCCCCGAATCTATATGAGGCTTGCGTAAACTAAAAAAGAAATGGGAGAAGGACCTATGTCCAATAACGACTACGAAGATGACGACTTTGATACCGACAACGGTAATGATTTGGTCAAACAATTGCGTAAAGCAAACAAACAAAAAGAGAAAGAACTAGCTGACTTAAAAACTCAGTTTGAATCTATCTCTAAATCCAACCGTGACCGAGCAATCAAAGATGCTCTTGCTAGTCGTGGGGTAAACAGCAAAATTGCTGCATTTATCCCACAGGATATAGACCCAACTGAAGAGTCTGTATCTAAATGGCTGGAAGATTATGCCGATGTATTCGGCTATGAAAACCAGTCAGACCAGGCAACGCCTAATGTGGACCCAGCTCAAGCCAAGGCTTATCAACGTATGACCAATACTGTAGAACAGGGAGTTACTCCTGAGTTCCAAGCAGATGTTCATAGGAAGTTGATGAACGCCAATACGCGTGAAGAGTTGGATGAAATTATTAGGTCGTCTGGACTCTAATTATCGAACCTAATCGAAAGGCAAAATAAGTGGCAATTCCAACAGGTACGCTTACCTCGTCTTCGACAATCAGCAGCCTAGTCCAAACAGCGTATGATCAATACGTTCGTATGGCCCTTCGCTCCATCCCAGTGATGCGTGCGTTGGCTGATGTCAAGCCAGTACAGCAAGCTATGCCAGGTTCGTCAGTTGTTTTCTCCATTTACTCAGATCTCTCAACAGCGACTGGTACTTTGACAGAAACTTCTGATGTTTCCTCAATCGCACTAGGTAACCCATCAACGGTTACTGTAACACTAAATGAGTACGGCTCAGCCGTAACAACCACCAAGAAGTTAAACCTAACTTCATTCAATGACGTAGATGCAGCTCTTGCTGACATCATTGCGTACAATGCTGCAGATTCTATTGATTCTATTGTAGCGTCAACTTTGACTGGTGGAACCAACGCACTGTTCGGTGGAGCCGCAACAGGCACCGCATCCGTAACATCTTCTGGTACGATGACAACTGCTCTTATTCGTAAGGCTGTTGTACAACTTCGTAGCAACAAGGCTGTTCCACGTATCGGTGAGCTTTATGCTGCATATGTCCACCCACGTCAGGCTGCGGATCTTCGCGCCGAGTCTGGTACAGGCGGATTCCAAGAACTCACCAAGTATGTCGAGCGTACATCGTTCGTTGCTGGTGCAGTCGGAGCACTGGAAGGTGCTTACATAGTTGAGACACCACGTGTCCCATCTGAGACCAATGCTTCATCTGTTGTTGTTTACAAGGCAGTTGTTGCTGGTCGTGAAGCACTCGCTGAAGCGCTTGCTCAGGATACTTCAGTCGTTATTGGTCCAGAAATTGACGCTCTGCGCCGTTTCCGCACCATCGGCTGGTACCTATTCGGTGGCTGGAATCGCCTCCGTGAAGCATCTCTCTTCCGTATTGAGACTGCTACAACAATCAACTAATAATTGATTGACTATCAAGCAGGGCCTAGAAATCCTGCTTGGTGGTGAGTCCGTTAGAAAGGTAATGATGGCCTATACACTTACAACGCCTTGGCGCTGGGAAACTTATGGAGCAGGCAGAGATGTCTACAATGCGTACTCTCGTCTAGCTGGTAAGCCTATAGATCAAGGCACGATTACAGGAACTATCAACCCATTCCTTACCGATATCCCACGAGGATACACATTCATAGTAAATGGAGCAACAGTGACAACAGAGCAGACTCCAAGCCAAGATACCTTGGCTGCTGCTGATTCGTATTATCTTGGTGGTACTACCAACACGATTAGCAATGCTGAGGCGCAGATATTTATTAACGCAGGCTATAGCAGTTTTGTGACCCTAATCGTATGAAGAATCCGAACTGTCGTTCAGGTTGTAAGACACAGGACCACGACTCCTATGGAGATTGTCTACTAGATGCTAACGCATCTTTTGCAGGGTGCTTCCCTACTCGGCAACATTGGGACAAAGATAAAGAAAAGAAATGGGATAAAGAAGTCAATTCCTACTATGACGCAACGCGTCAAGGGATTGAACCACGCAGTACAAGACAGCCAGATATAGATGCCGCAGTTAAACTTTCCAACGAGGCTGGCAAAGCCTTCGATGGAACCAAACTTACCTTCAAGGAGTAGATATGCCAGCCAACGATCCAGCACAGTACGAAGAGACAGAAGACTTTCTACCATACCCATCAGATACCAATGAGAAGCCATTTATGACCTATGAGAAGTTGATGACTGGCGCTCCTGGCAAGAACTGCTAAATGTCTTCAGGGCAATACAAGCGACACAACAAGTTCAACTCAGTGCAGGTAAAAGACGGAATGATTGTTAGACTTAACAAGAATGGCACAGTTCGTGCTGTTCTAGGAAAGTACGGAGAATATGGCAAAGAAAAAAAGTGATTCACGTCTTGCACGAGCTGGTGTATCGGGCTTCAATAAACCCAAGCGTACGCCTAGCCACCCAACTAAGAGCCACGTTGTTGTTGCAAAAGACGGAGAGCAAGTCAAAACAATCCGATTCGGACAACAGGGAGTAAGCGGAGATAAGCAACCTACTGCCAGACAGAAATCATTCAAAGCAAGACATTCAAAAAACATAGCCAAAGGTAAGATGAGCGCCGCATATTGGGCAGATAAGGTGAAGTGGTGAAGAAGAAACCATTCTGGGAAACAAAGAACCCAAAGAAGAAATCAACAAAATTAACGTCTGCACAAAAGACCGCAGCTAAGGCTCGCGCTAAAGCAGCAGGTCGTCCATATCCAAATCTAATAGATAACGCAGCAGCAGCAAGAAAAAAGAAGAAGTAAGGAGTAAACAGTGGCACTTGGAATCTATGGTACAACGCTTAATGACGAGCTCAATCGTCTAGCTAATGGTGGTACCTATCGTTTGATGAGTGCTATGGTAGACAAGGCATTAGCAGCAAAGCAATGGGCTACGCAGCGCTCTGTTACTCCTACAACCACAGATACAGTAGGAGTCCTAAATCAGATCGCTGGTAACACCGATAAAAGTAAGTGGCTTGATTTTAATGGTGTATGTAATCAGCTCGCTTCTACTTCTGGACTGGCTGCAGCGCAGGCTCTCAGAGCGATATCCACCTGATGAGTGCGAAATTCAATTTGGTCTGTGACCAAGCAACTACATTTAACTTTCAGTTCCAAGTTCTTAACGACAACACACCTTTGAACCTAACTGGTTACACAGGGACTATGACAGTGCGCCCATTCGTTGGTGCCTCAACTACAACTGTAGTTGCATCTACTGCCAATGGTCGTATGGTCTTTGACGCAGCCAATGGTCGCGTCACTGTAACCCTTTCATCGGCTATTACTGGAGCTATAAGTGCCAGCAGATACGCCTACGATTTAGTTCTAGATTCAGGAGCAACAGTTACTAGATACCTTGAAGGTAAGTTCGTAGTAACGGGGGCCGTGACTGTATGACAACATTTATCATAATTGAATCCATTACACCGCAAGTATCTGTAGAGTTCTCAGCAGATCAAGGACCACAAGGTGGTCAAGGTATTACAGGACCAACAGGGCCTACAGGTTCTACGGGTTCTACAGGATCTACAGGGGCAACAGGAGCAACAGGTGCCACAGGCACCACTGGTGCTACTGGTCCAACTGGTCCCACAGGAACTACAGGTGCAACTGGCTCAACAGGTTCTACTGGTCCAACAGGACCAACAGGCACTACTGGTGCAACAGGTGCTACTGGTCCTACTGGAACAACTGGAGTCACTGGTGCCACAGGCCCAGCAGGGGCCACTGGCCCAACAGGTGCAACAGGTCCACAGGGCGTAACTGGAAGCACAGGCGTAACAGGCAATACTGGACTTACTGGACCAACGGGTCCTACAGGGCCTGTAGGGGTCACTGGAGCCACTGGAACACAGGGAGTGACTGGAGATGTCGGACCAACAGGTGTTACTGGCCCTACGGGCGTTACAGGGCCTCAAGGCATCGCGGGTAACACAGGTCCTACAGGACCTACGGGTCCAACGGGAACTACAGGACCAGCAGGAGCTACAGGACCAACTGGACCGCAAGGTATAACAGGTGATACTGGACCAACTGGAGTAACAGGACCAGCAGGTGTAACGGGTCCTACTGGTGCTACAGGAACAACTGGCCTAGCAGGAGCTACTGGTGCTACAGGACCTACAGGTCCATCTGGAACTGCTGGTGTAACAGGAGCAACAGGGCCAACAGGAGTTACTGGACCGACAGGTGTAAGCGGAACTAATGCAACGGCGTTGCCAGATATCTTAATGCTAGGCGGTATGTAATAATCTCTTTATGAGATTCCACGTAGTATCACTACCACATACACAGACAACTAAAGATTTCGCAGGTTGTGCGTACACTGAAAAGGTTCGCAGATTCTGCAATATGATGAAGGGCCTAGGCCACACAGTCTATCTCTACGCAGGCGAAGATAACGAAGCCGAAGTAGATGAGCTGATACCTTGCATCACAGAGACACAGCGAAGAATCGCTGTAGGTAATAGACCTTATGTAGAAGCACCGTTTGATTACAAGTTACCTCATTGGCAAAAGTTTAACAAGAAGGCTGCTGCCGAGATTCGTAAGCGTGCAGAGCCTAAAGATTTTGTATGTGTCATCGGTGGTGGATCTCATCAACCGATAGCGTTGGCTCTGCCAGCGATGATGGTCGTAGAGTTTGGCGTTGGATACTCTGGAGTATTTTCTAACTATAGAGTTTTTGAATCATACGCTTGGATGCACTGTGTCTATGCTCAGCATAGAGATGCAGCAACTGCTGATGGTGGATTCTTTGATGCGGTGATACCAGGTTACCTAGACCCAAGTATGTTCCCATTAGGTAAAGGCGATGGTGGTTATTACCTTTACATAGGCAGAATGATTTCACGCAAGGGCGTGGATATCGCAGCTCATATTTGCAAGACCATAGGCGCTAAGTTGATTATGGCTGGCCCTGGTAACCACATACCAAACTATGGTGAGTATCTAGGACCAGTAGGTCCTGAGAAGCGTGCAGAACTTATGGGTGGTGCGATAGCAACATTCGTGCCAACTTTATACATAGAACCTTTTGGCAATGTGAACATAGAGTCACAAGCCTGCGGAACTCCAGTAATTACTACAGACTGGGGCGCATTTACTGAGACTGTAGTAGATGGCGTTACAGGCTTTAGATGTCGTAACGTAGAAGAGTTTATCTTGGCAACACAGAACGTCAAGAATCTAGATAGGCAGGCAATCAGGGATAGGGCAGTATCGCTCTATTCTGTAGATGTCATAGCCAAGCAGTACGAAAAATACTTCCACAGACTAGAAACACTGTGGGCAGACGGCTGGTACACGGAAGGAAATAATGCCAACACTGTCAGAGATGATTAACGATGTAAAGTCTAACCTCATTGGTTATACCTTGCGTCAAGATCGTATTACCTATGTTGCCAATGCAAACGGCATTACACAGAGTTCTTCTGCTATTAGCGTTGGAGCATCAGGTAACCTTGCTAAAGGCACCATAGAAATTGATGATGAACTAATCTGGATTGATACATTCGATAAGACCAGTAATGTGCTAAACGTTATACCTGGCTTTGGTCGTGGGTATCAAGGCACAACTGCTGCCCCACACGCTCAGTATGCACAGGTCACCCTAGCTCCATCATTTCCAAGAGTCAGTATCAAGAAGGCCATCAACGATACTATCAATAGTTACTTTCCTAAGATATGGGCAGTGACCTTTACTACCTTTACTTTCAACGCAGCACAGACCACCTATGCCTTGCCTGATGACCTAGAGAATATCTTGTTCGTCTCTTGGCAGAGCACAGGTTCATCACAAGAGTGGATTCCAATAAATCGTTGGAGAGCAGATCCGATGGCAAATGCTGCTACCTTCAATACCAATAACACAATCAATATCTACGACAGCGTTCAGCCTGGACGTACAGTTCAAGTCTGGTATACCACAACACCTAATACCCTTGATTCTAACTCTGATGACTATGAAGATGTTACTGGTCTTCCTGCAAGCTCTTATGATGTGACAGTCCTTGGGGCCTGCTACAAACTACTATCTTTCCTTGACGCTGGTCGTATAAACCTATCTAGCGCTGAGGCTGATCTAAATGACACTAAGAGTCCATTCAACTCTGGTGCTTCTGCATCTCGTTACATATTTGCTCTGTATCAGCAACGACTCCAGGAGGAAGCGTTGAAGTTACAGGACAGATACCCAATTCGAATCCACTACACAAAATAAGGAATACTGATGGCAACTCGTAAGTTCTCAAGCATAAGCGTAGCGACTACGCTGGCTTCAAGTATCTCTAACGTGGCTACTTCTGCGACTGTGGCTTCTGCGACAGGTAACGCCTTGCTTGGTGGAGTTACCCTAACAGCAGGTGACCAGTTCACAGTAGCCTTAGACCCAGATACAGCCAACGAAGAGATTGTCTTTGTAACTGCTCAAAGCACAGATGTACTAACAATTACACGTGGTCAAGCAGGCACAAGCAATATTGCTCACTCTGCTGGAGCCAGCGTAAAGCACGTTCTAACCTCAGATGATCTTGATGCCTTTGAGACTGCTGTATCACCTGTAGCAAGCCTAGGCTTTTCTGGTTCTACATCTGGTACCACAACAGTCCAAGCAACAGCAGTAGCTGGAACTACAACCCTTACACTTCCTGCAGCAACAGATACTTTGGTAGGTAAGGCAACAACAGATACTTTAACAAATAAAACCTTGACTACCCCTACCATTAACAGCGCAAAGATAAACCTTGCCTTTAATGCACAGACTGGAACAACTTATACCTTAGTCGCCTCTGACTCAAGTAAGTTAGTCACAGCATCAAATGCTGCTGCAATAGTGGTAACCATTCCACCAGCAATCTTTACAGCAGGTGAGCAGATAAATCTACAGCAAATCGGTGCTGGACAGGTTACCTTTGCAGCAGGCGTTGGTGTGACTGTCACCTCAACAGGAGCTACATCGGCTGCTCCAAAACTTAGAACTCAGTTCAGTGCCTGCACGATTATCTGTACAGCATCAAATACATTCACAGTGATTGGGGATATCTCTTAATGGCAACCACCTATAAAGTCTTAGGGCAATCAGCGCCATCTGCTGCAACGGCAACGGATGTCTATACGGTGCCAGCAGCAACTGAGACTATAATTTCCACAGTAAACGCAGTCAACACTCACGCATCAACGGCAGATGTCATTAGAATTGCAGTCAGGCCAAATGCTGCAGTCCTTGCCAATCAGCACTATGTGGTCTATAGCTTGAGCCTT